GCCAGGGCATAGGCCGAGCCGCTGCCGATCGCGTCAGGGTTGGCCGGGTCGAGGTCCTGCCGCCATACGCCAGTCTTGTCGTCATGGCCGACCATCTGCAGCCTGCCGCCATCCACCACGTAGCCCGAGCACTCGACAGGTACCGGCGATGGCGTGCCGAAGTAGGCTGCAATCAGGGCCTTCTCGTCGCACACGGCACCGGACAGGAAGAAGCTGACGCCATCCACGACAGTGAGCTTTTGGCAGTCATCGGAAACGATGGAGCCACTGCGGGTCTGACGGGAGTCGTAGGCGATAACGCCGTCCTTGTAGGCGATGGTCGTCATTCACCATGCTCCAGGCGCTGGCCAGAGATGACCTCACCCAGGCTCAGCCCGTGACGGGTGCGGCCGGACTCGATTCCATCAGCCCGATCCTTTGCCACCATCGCATCGGCAATCAGGTCGGCCTGCTGGCCGCTGGGGAACTCTCCGACCATTGAGGATGAGGCGCTGTCAGCGTCGGTGGCGTAGCGGCTCACGATGTAACGGGTAACGGGACGAACCTGGTATTCGGTCTTCATGGGATATCTCCGGCCTGCGCACAGGCTGAGTGGTGGTCGCGCCACGAAACGGCGCACGTCTATTTTGTGGCGCGCGGCCTTTGCCTGGACTGATCGAACAGCCTGGCCACATTGCCCCTTGAGCGAAGCGCTAGGATGAACAGGATCCCAAATATCAGGGTGCTGGGCAGCGATGTCGCTGGCCACTGCCCGTACAGGAGAATTGCGCCGATGATGCTCAGCCACTCCTGACCGAACAGGGAGGCGAGGCAGAAGGCGCACAGGCTGGGCAGGAACTTGTAGCTGGACCCGCCCCTCCGGTACATGAATGCGATGACAAAGCAGATCCCGCCGCAGAACCCGGCGTGCGCCAGGGTGATGGTTTGGTCTAGGGTCATTGGCCCCCTCGCTTGGGGAACAGGCTGCCGATTGCTGCTGGCAGCTCGGTTACCCACTTCGGCAATTTGCCGGTGGTGATCGACTCCAGAACGCTGATGCTCACCAAGACGGTGGCGAGACCACAGCTGAAGGCGGCAATGCCGCTGGTTTTGGTCCAGGCCTGGGCCAGGATCTCGGCAGAGCCGTAGTACCCGCCGATCCAGCCAGCGAGCAGGTAGCCCATACGCTGCCAGAGGGTGATGTCCTTCGCCCACAGGATGAAGAGCAGTGCGCCACCGAAGGCGCAGACAACAGCGTTCAGATCAATCGTGGGAAGGCAGCTTGCCAGGGCAATGCCGCCAAGCCCTACAACCGTGCAGGCAGCTGCAGAAGCGGCATCGACCATGTTCAGTCCCTTAGTGCTTGTAGCGGAATGGCGCAGGGCCGCGGAAGTCCACGCCCGTGGTAAGTGCCCATACCGCAAAAATGAGGATGCCAACGCTGAGCGCTGCAGCCAGGAAGAGTGCCCGGCGCTCTTGGGGTGAGCCGTCGGGTCTTTTGAGGCCCTGGATGATGAAAAGGCACCCGAGGAAGATGTTCGCGCTGATGTCGCGATGCATGGCGTAGCTGGCAAGAGCCATGGCGAAGGCCAGGAGACTCCAGCACGTTGACCGGGACATTCTGCCTCCGGGACTGTTGAGGGCCTCTTTGGGCAATAAAAAACCCGCTCAGCGTTAACTGGCGGGCTTCAGGGATTGAGTGTGCCGGACAAGCGACACTTTTACTCGTTGAGCATTCTCGATAGATATCGAGGAGCTCAGATGGTCAAGGCTGGCAGGTTATTGACGAGGAAGGCTGTTGATGCATTTGCTGAGAAATTTACCAACGTTTTCTTTACGAGTGTCTTCATCCGTCCGTCTCCTTCTTGTCCAGGTTGTTGCGTAGCTTTTGGTGTGTCAATTACTGCTTGCAGGTACCACATAGATACTGCCAGCCCACCCAATATCAACAACCCGCCGAACCCGGAGCCGCAGCTTCCTGCTCGATCGCCACTCCTACTGATGCGCAGGAATGACAGGATGGGGCAAATTTACGACATGGCGACATGATATTGCAAGGCCTAATTTGGTCTGATCAGGCCTTCTCCGCTATGCCGCCTCACCGGATAAAACGCCAATCGCCTCAAGCATGTGCTGCGCCTCGGTCAGCGCCTCATTCACCAGCGCCTCCAGAGCGCCCTTGATGGCCCGATTCCAGCGCTGGTAAGTGCGCTCGGTCAGGCCTTGTGAATCCCAATTGGTCATGTCGTAGTTCGACTCGGCCAGGACGATCATCTCCCCCGGCTTCACCTCGGCCACGGCAAGGGCGTGCTTGTTGGCGCGCTCAGCGGCGGTAGCAGCAGCCTTGTTTCGCCAATCCCACTGCCCTTCCCGTTCGTTTTCGCGAGGGTCAGGAGCCTTGAACTGGGGCACCTTGCGCTGAATGCCCTTCGTTTGCTGCGGTACCGCCCAGACCAGAACTGCCTGCTGAGTGAAGCGCTTCGGCGCCGGGGTTGGCACGATGGCAACCAGTCGCCCAATGGAATCTATCTTCCGCCCCTTGTGCGTGCTGTACTTCGCCACCAGGGCATTCCAGTGTCGCGGGCTGAGCTGGGCATGCAGAAGCTTGTGCACGATCGAGTCAGCCAGCAGCGCGGCATCCTTCCCCGATATTTCCCCCTTGAGCTTGCTGGACTGCACGCGCGGTTCGACATTGCACCCGCCGGCGCTGTTGATTGTCTCGGCCGCCAGGGCTCGAACGACTGCGGAAATCACGTTCTGATAGCTCATTTCTTACCCCCTGCCCGCTTGGCCTTTCTCAAAATGAATTCTTCGTAGTACCGCTTGCGGCGCACTGCGCCCGCCCAAGACAAGGCCACCCCACCCACCACCATGAGGGTGGTCAAAATCAGGAATCCCCATGCTGGTGTCATGCTGCTTGCTCCTGTGCCTGGATACGGACGCGCACGGCGCCCCCTTTGATTGTTTCTTTGCTCACCCTGAGCTGGGTGGCGAACACGTTGTCGTCGATGCCCAAGGCGTCCGCTAGACCGTCACGACCCGCCTTGAACATCGCCAGCAGGTTGTCGTCGTCGCGCCGGCGGCGATCCGGCGGCACGAACTCCAGCACCAGCAGCGCATCACCTTCCGGCGCCTGGATACCGGCCTGCTTCGCCAGCAGGTGGCAGGCTGCCCGGTAGGACTTGGCCGCCCTGCTCTTCTTGCTCCAGTGCCCTCGCGAGTTCGGGCTGCATGCGGCCGGTGGCCACGGTAGTGTCAGTTCCGTCATGCGGCCCCCTTCACGGTCAGAATGCCGGCCCGAATCAGGGCCTCATGAGTCTCAGCGATTGCCCGAGGCATATCGGACCAGTCCACCTCGCCTTTGCCGCGACCGTCGAGCACGTCATGGCAGGCGCTGCAGGCGTACACCGCCACCGTGTCGAAGCCCTTCATGCCCATACCCTTCTGCCCGCATGGCAGGTGGGCCAGCACGGTGGTCTCCGGGTTGAAGTTGCAGGCGCCAGGGATGCGCACGGTGCAATCCTGGCCGCGGGCGCTCTCGCGCACCCTCTTGGATACGATCCTCATGCCGCCTCCTCACTCAGCAGGTCACCAAAGAACACACCCTGCGGCGCGAACTCGGCCACGATTCGGTCGGTGTACTGGCAACCCTGGGCCCGGTCGAACAACCGAGTCACAGGGAAGCCATCTGGCCCGAACATGGCGCACGGCCCCATGAGGCGCAGCTTCACGTCGTAATCCAGGTGGATGAACGACTCAGCCCAGCCGGTGCGGAACTCGGCGCATCCGGCGCGCATGATCGGCACGCCCAGGTGCAGCTTGCAGTAGCGACGCACGTCCTCGATGTCGCCCATCTCAGTGCTCTTGGCGATCCGCTCGTACATGGCGAACCACAGAGCGTTCTGGTCCAGGGTCCGGTCCTTGCCAGGGCGCATGCTGACCACGACGAACTTCTTGTCGCGGAACAGGCGGGTGAGCATGGTGATTGCCTCGGAGAGCTTGGCCTGGCTGTTCACGCTGATTTTCTCTGTCATGCCGCCTCTCCCTTGCCAAGTTTGAAGGCGTAACGCTCCATCAGGTACGCGCGATCAACGAATGCGTCGATGACGAAGCCGTTGAGCTTGACCTCGGCAAACGCGCCCTCACGGACGGCTGCCACGTAGTACTTGCAGCCCTGGCGCCCCATGGCCGGGTCGTGCACGACCATCATCCCGTCGAAGCACTCGACGATGACCTGGTGCATGCCGCCCTCCCAATTCAGGGAAGGCACGCCAACCAAGTAGGCGCCATCGCGATCAAGCTTGGGCAGGTCAGCGGTATCAAACGACTTAAATGGTATGGCCTGCTGTTCCAGCGCCTCGCGGGTGCTCATATCCCCGGCGAAGTAGCGTTCGTGCAGTTGGGCAACCACTACGCCAGCCGGCTCAGCCTTTATCATCGCCAAGCACGTCGAGAAACAGGTGTTGTGCGTCGGCTGGGTTTGATGCGAGATCAGGTAACTCATGGGAACACCCCCAGGCCCTGGGCCTCAATCGCCTTGCGCACGTCGCGGATGTAGGCCGCCTCGTTGAAGCTGCCGCCTTCCACATCGTCGAACTCCTCGCGGTAGGCCTCAGCTGCTCGGTTCGGCAGTTCCACCACCACGGCCTCGCGGGAGGCCTGCCAGGCCCACAGAGCACAGCCCATCATCGCTGCGGCTTCTGCGTCCTTCGCCTCGTGAATGTCGGCAGCGCCGAAACCGAACTGAGCTCGGAAAGCGACCTCGAATTCGGCACGCATCTCGTCAGTCATACGTCATCCCCGGCCGGCTGCCCGGCGCGCTTGATGTTCAACTTGGCCAGCAGGTGTGCACGGCACGCGGCTGCACCACTGGGAATTTGCTGGACTTCGAGCAGGCGGGCCTGCTTCTGGCTGGCGTACTCGTCGGCCAGTTCTGCAGCGCTCTTCTGGCTGTCGTGACCGATGCCCGTGGCGATCTTGCCGTCCAGTGACTGGCCTTCTTTTGCCCGGCGCAGCACGATCTCGTAGGCCCGGTCGAAGCGCGCCTGCAGGCCCTTGTCGTTCTGCTGTGCGGCGCGCAGGTCGAACAACCCGGTGGCCACGGCGGCGATCTTCACCCCCTCGTGGCTGTAGACCCCCAGCAGGGCCTCGACCCAGGCAGCGGCCGGCGCCGGCATGCCGAAGTCCTCAGGCGTCGGCTGGCACATGGCGATGAACTCGCCCACGCTCGGCGCGAAAGGCTTCTTGAGCTTGCGGCACTTCTCGATGCCGAACTCAATCTGCTCGATGGTGCGGATGCCCTCGGCGGCGAACTCCTTGATCCACTCCTCCTTGGCAGCCGCCAGAGCCTCAGTGGATGGCCAGGCTTGGCGCCAGGCAGGGAAGATGCCCCGCAGACGGCGGAACAGGCCATTGACCACCTCGGCCGTTTCCAGCGAGACAACAACCGGGCCTCCGTGCAGCTCTGGCGGCAGGTTCTGCATCGTCGCCATCAGTTGGTTTGCTGATTTCATGTGCGCACCATCAGCCCTTCGGCCCAGGATGAGTCGTTGAAGTCGGGTTCGTTGGAGCGGGTACCGCGCTGCTGTGCACCCGGCAGCACCTTCTCCGGGAACAAGCCGGTCCAGCCGTTGCTGATGGACTGGTTGATCACGGCATCAGGCGCGTGGTGGCCGGCCAATGTCTTGGTTTGGCGATCGCAGGTCGTCTTAGTCAGGCGCTTGCCGATCTCACGACGGTGCTGGCACCAGTCGGCCCAAGTGGCCGGGGTGACGTTGGGCGGGCAGCAGGTCAGAGGGTCAAACTTCGAAGCCTTGCGCGAAGCGGTCGTGGACGCCTTGGCGGCCGCGCGCTCACCCTCAGTTGTACTGTTGCTCTTTGTATTACTCTCCTCCGCCTTTTCCGAATAGGGGTCACCGCCTTTTCCGAATAGGGTCGCAGCGTTTTCCGAATAGGTATTCGACTTTCCGAATAGGTTCGAAAGGCGAACCCGGCGCTCTACAACCTGGCGACCGTCGCGGATCAGCTCGACCCGCAAAAGGCCCTTGGCCGATAGAGCACTGATGATCTCGGACACGCGGGAGCTGGACAGGCCGAAGAACCTGGCAAAGTGGCTGTTGCTGGCGTAGCAGCCGCGCACAGGGTCTTGCAGGCTGCCGATCTCGACCATCATCACCT